AACGATTAATTAACAACTCTTTTTCTCTAATTACAACCACAGTTTCATTAATCTTATCTAGTTTTCTCTGTGATGTAGTGATTGCACTATCAATCTGTTTCATACCAAGTTCTAGTTCTACAACTTTAGCCTGTTTCACAACTATCGTTGCCTTCTTAAACGCCTCGTCAATTGCCTGTTGACAGGTAGGACAATCATCATGTGATTGAAAAAACTTTAATTCTTTTTTATGTTTGATACAGGTGTTTTCTAACTTTGCTTCCATGGTAGTTAGTTTACCGTGTTTACTTGTTACTTTTGTTTGGTCAAGTATCTCTGTTTGCAAATCAGTTATCTCTCGCCTTACACGAGCTATATCTTCTTGATAGTTCTCAATGTCAGTATCAGATTTAGTGATTTCTAATAACTTCAAGTCAGCAGTATCTTTATTTGTATTACTGATATCGTCTATATGTTTCTGTTGTGTTTCTATCTTATTGTCTAATAGTTGATAATCAAAGTCAGCTTTCTTAATTGTTTCGTCTTGTAGTTTTGCCTTCTCTCTGAACATTAAGTTTAATTTAGAAAAGATTTCAATGTCTAAGATTTCTTCTACAACTTCTCGTCTGTGTCTTGCCCTTAGTTGCATGAAAGGAACAAATGATGCGTTGCCTAGTATTACAACTTGGGTGAATGACCTAAAGTTTAATTTGAGAATGTGTTGTTCTAAGTGTTTCTGATAATCTCTAACGGCAGCATCTTGATTCAACATATCACCATTACACCAGATTTCAAAAAGATTAGGCTTGATGCCCCGTATAATCTTATATTGTTTCTTGCCAATAATAAACTCTACTTCAACTAAACAATCTTTCTCATTGATTGTGTTTATGAGTTGGTCTTTCTTAACGGCTCGAAATGGTTTTGCAAATAAACCAAAACACATAGCATCTAACATAGTAGATTTACCAGCACCATTATTACCAACAACAAGTGTCGTGGGCGATGAGTCTAAGTCAATCTCAATAAACTGTTGGCCTGTTGATAGAAAATTCTTGTATCTTAACTTCTTAAATATTATCATGATTTAATAGCGTCCGTGTCTTGTGCCTCAATATACATTTCTTTAATCATTACTTTTAGTCTGTCTTTGTCTAAGTCAACACTTAGCTGGTCGACATAGTTACTGACTAACTCCATTGTATCTTCTGAACCTTCAACTACATCATCACTTACATTAGTCGCAGATAAATCAGAATAATCTTCTAGTATCTTGAGTTCGTGTACAGATATATCATTATACAGTCTTTCAAGCAATCTGTCAAACATTTCGTTGTCTTTTTTATTAACAACAACTAACTTTACATACTTTTGATTATAATCTGTTACATCAAACTTATCATAGTTTGTCAAGACATCATCATAGTGAATCTTAATAAACATAGTAAATGGATTAGGCACAAACTCAACATCTCTTGTTTCAGTATCAAAAATATGAAACCCTTTCTGATTGTTATAATCTGACCATGTAATTTCGTATTGATTGCCTAGATAGAATACTTGACCATCGTCATTCTTATGGTGAAAATGTCCACTATAAGTTCTTTCAAAACGACTTACGATACTCTTATCATGGCCGTGTGATTGTTTCATGGCATCATTCATACTGAAACCATTCAAATCAAAATGGCCCATACAGACATCTGCTTCGGCAGTCTTTAACATTTCAAATGAAGCAGCTTCGTTCTCTGGATTAATCCAAGGCATCATCAATAGTTTTGTACCATCAAAGTCAACTACTTTTGCTTCTTCATATATCCAAGGTTCATTAATGCCATCAGCACTTGTGCATAACTCTTTTATGGCATTTACTTTGTTTGTGTTTCGATAGTAGATATCGTGATTGCCGATAATGACATGAGTATCTATCTTTTCATCCCATAGGCGTTTCATAAACTTATTTCTAAAGTTATGAGCGATTCTAAAGTTGATAAACTTTCTTCTGTCGACAACATCACCCAAATGAATGAGCGTTTTGATGTTGTGTTCTTTTAGATAAGGAAAGAATACCTCATCATAAAACTTGTGGAAGAAATCATCAAATATAAGACTATCGTTTCTGGCACCGAAATGGGTGTCATTCAATAAGGCTATTTTCATAATATATTATTTTTTAGTGGTTTCTTTTTTCTTATCTTCTGGTAGTTCTTCTCTGCTGTTTCGTCTTAAAAAATCTAACATTTGACTTTGATATTGTGTATCATCGCCTTCTATTGAGTCCATCATATTTTCAATGCCAAAGTTCTGTATCATCTTTTGTTTGACATGTTGTTGTTTCTTTTCTTTCTGAATTCTACGAATAAACGCATAGTATATAATCTGTGTAAAGTATGCGAATGGGTTCTTACTCTTTTCGGGGTCAAAGTTGTCCATGTATTGTAGACAATTCTCTATACCATCTGAAATCATATCATCTCGATATGTATAGTTGATAAAGTTAGGTCGGTATGATAAGTGATTAGCAATCTTTAGATAGCATTCACCTATATAATTAGTAACAGTCGGTCGTCTTTTGCCTTCTTCTTCGGCTTTGATTCTTAACTCACGATACTCTGTCATTGCTACAAGAAACTTCTTATTATCTACATAATGAGGTTTCTGTTTTGGTTTTAGTTTTACTTCTTCTTCTGCCATATTATAGTCCTTTTCTGTCATTACGCTTCATAAGATTTTTCAAACTCTTAACTAGATTGAGCTTCTTACGACTTTTAGTATCCTTCAAATCATGAAGTTTCTCTTTCGTATGTTTCAACTGAGTTTTCTTTTTGATGTTTCTATCTGTAGTTTTATTCATAGTGTCTATTATACACAAGGCCTAGTGAATTGTCAAGCATATTAAGCTTTTTAATACTAATAACAAGTTAATTGGAATAAACGCTTGACAAGATGTAAAAAGTACTGTATAATCGCATATGTAGATGCGGTGAGAGACCATAGAGCCTTTAGGTACCTAGAGGTTAATGATACTTCTTAGAGTCTATTTTATGACCGCCGATTACATTACTACCTTCTTCATCCCACTCATAATCTTCTTCGTCATCTTCTTCGGCAATTTCTAATATTCTATCTATATCATCAGCACTTAACGCTGGTCTAATTTTAGCATCACTTGTTTCAATTTTATTAAGAACAACTTCATAGTAGTGTGCTAAGTCAACAGACGCCATAGTGATAACAACTACTTTGTCTTTTGCAATTACAAACTCTACATCATCAGTAAATGGTATCCATCTTGATAGAGTTGTATCTTCTTTTAGGCCCTGGTCTGTCATACGAGGTATTGTTACTAACTCTAAAGGGTTAATAATTCTCATGTGTTCGTCATCAACAGAGATAGTTCCCATTAATAGGCTTCCATCCATTAACTTAGCTAATCTGTAATCAGTAGGGTGAGTAGGTTCGTTTATTGTTTCCATACTTATATTTATCAGTCCTTGAGGTCTATACTATGCATTTCGTAATCAAATTCTTCTTCTGTATAAATGTTTATTCTTTCTTGAAAGTGTTTTAAAGTAAAGTTTTCTTTAGACTTCCATGTCATATCATCAGCAATGTCATACAATGTAGCATCTACCTTGTTATCACCAAGTCTTAAACCACGACCAATTGATTGTAGATTTCTTATTCTACTCTTAGACGGACTTGCAAATATGATATTATGTAGATTCTTAATATTGACACCAGTAGAGAATGTGCCATAACTTGCAACAATGATAGCATCCTTTTCTTTCTCAACAATGCCTCGTATTGCTTCTCGTTCATCTGCTTCAACGCCACCAAAAATATAAAAGACTTTTCTGCCATCAGCAGCCTTCTCTTTTATTATCTCATGTAGATTCTTACCATGTTTCTCAACGAGTTGAAATAACACAAGAGTATTGCCTTGAAGTTTAATCGCAAGGTTACGAATGAAGTTTTGCCTTGACCGACTACTGACAAGATAGTCAATCTCATCTTGATACTT